GTAGCCGCCGATCCTGCTGCTGTTGCTGCACGGGTGTCAGCGCCGCGCCGTAGCGACTACGGTTGCGCTCCGCCATACCGGCAGTCAGTGCCGATGCTCTCTCGCGGTCCTCTTTTGCTTGATCAATCAGACTCGTGTCCGTCATCGCTTTGTCAATCAGACCAAGCTCAAAATCACGGTAGTTCGTAACGTAATCAAGGTACTCCTGACGAGTCAGATCGGCATACGCCTCGTCAGGCTCATTTACAACTGGCAGGTCACCAATTCCGGTGTTTTTAGGGGGGTAAGGCCCAAACAAACTTCCGATAAACCCGCTTGTAGCGTTGTCCATATATAAATTTGGAATAGCCATCGTTAACCGATCCCATACTTAAATCTATTTTTGAAACCCTGAATGGGCTTGCCTTCTTTATCGACTGGCGTAAAGAAAGAGCCTTTGGTTGGGATATTGAAATTATTGGAATCAAAGCCGACTGTTTGCATATTGTCTAAGCCCTGCAGACCAGCTGCTGTAATAAGCTGCGCCCCGGCTCCAATTTTCGCGTCCCGCACAGTCTTGCTAGCCTTTGCTTTTGAAAGTGCTTCAGATGTGCCTAACCGCGCTGCCTGCGCCATTCCGGTTTGTGCATCCCCAGCCTGCTTTCGTGCTATACCGAGCACGTTAGTCTGCGCCGTATTCTGAATCTCTTTACCTGCGGCGCTAGCCCCTTGCAGTTGCCCCTGCAAAGCAGCATTTATTTCGCTGGGTAATTCAGTTACCTGAGTACTTCTATAACCAGACGGGGACAATGCTTGCGCCACATCAGCGTTAGCGCGACCCCTTAGCGTCGCAGAAAAGTCCTCTTTCATGGACTTATCCCGCATCTGCTGCAAAAGCGGGTCATAGTTCTGCTTGAAGAACCGGTATTCAGCCATAGCAACCGATGCGCTTGCTTTGTCAGCTTCGCTCGGTTCGTAGTCAGCCTGACTTGGCCCTGAGAAGCACCCCATCCCTAAATCCTCTTCACCATCGTTGCGCCTGCGTACTCATAGCCAAACGCTTCTAACTTTTCTTCGGTCCGCCGCGTCTTAACTCGACTAGTTATGTCAAATACCAACGCTTTTGCAGACTGCTGAACGGCCCAAGACTCGAAAGCAACCAACAAAATAGAAAAACCGCCCAATTCGCGCGCCTCTGGAAGGATGAAACACGTCTCTTCATAGCCGACCAGATCGTCTCCAAAAAAAGTTGGGCCGAGCGATGCGAATAACCCACCAACCGTGTCCCCATTGCGTTCCAGCAAAAACAACTTTCGGTCTGGTCGAGTCGTAAACTCATCAAATCGGAACCACATTTTCTCTTCGTTAAAGTTCATGTGGGAGTACACCGACTCTTGCCACATGACCTCCGCGCACATCAAAACCATTGGAAAATCTGCGCGCGTAGCTTTCCTAACGGTCAAACCATTAGGCGATTTCTCGTCCATACTTCTTCCTAGAAAGACCATAGGACCGGTGAACTCCTCCGTACCGGACCTTCCTTGCGATAGGCATGTCGCCATGTCGCGCTTTTGTTTCGGCATCTTTGATGCCCTGCTGAAACAAACTGCCGTACACCTGTGCGCCTGCGTAGTCCGTCCACTCCTTGCTCGGCAGACGAAGCAATCGAAACAACGCCCCGTTGATAATGGTGTCTCGATAGTCGTCCATGATCTCGTTTTCGCAAGCTGTCGACGTATGCGTCGGCTTCAGCTGCACACGTAGCACAGTGCTAGACACAATGGTTTCGTTTGGAACGGGCACCAGCCAGAACAGCGCTTGCGAAGGCTTCACGAAATACTCGGGTTCGCCACGCTTATCCGAATCCCGCCAACTGGGCTTACGTTGCTCCAGCAAGCTAGTGGAGATCGGCTCAAGGTCTTTACCCCTGTGCACAACCCAGAGAATCTTCTCGACTACCGTATTAGCCGGAGGTTCAAGGTCGTACTCATACAGCCCCGCGACAGTAGTAACCGGGTCAAGCTCAGCCTGATACACCCCCGACTTTTCGCACAGCTCAATGACAGCCGCTCGAATGTTGTTTTCGATCAGCGTATCGGGGCACCCCGGCACCATAGGGATGACCTCGGGAAGCAGCGATTCGTAAAGTATTGCCATTTACTGAGCTACCATCTGACCACTGGCGGTCAGATTAGGATTTGAGCGTGACTCAGCGTTAGGCGTTGTAATCAGATCAACCTGCGCTTTGCCGGTAACTGACGCAGTAAACAGCTGGAAGTGGTTCGCGGCGCGCTGGCTGTTACCCGCATACTCCGCATCCTTCATGTAGGCCATATACAGCACGTAATTCATGACCGCGTTGGCGTAAATATCAGGGATCGATAGGTTGTCACTAGAAGTAACTGCGGCAGGGTTCGCCGAATAGACAATTTCTACGTAAGCAAAGCCACTAACTCCAGGGTATACATAGAAATTACGCGGGTCTTGCTCGTCGTACATGTAGTGTTTGACGACACTCCCGTGCGCTGCATCACCGGTCACGCTAGGGTCATGCCAATCAGGTGTTTGGGAATCTAGAATCTCACGGCTAACAAGTCGAATAGACCTCTTACCTACTGCGGTAGCTGAACTAGAGGTAGACATATTTCGCACCACGCGCAGCAGCCTGTTCCCCGCGCTCGGGATGGACTGTTTTGTCCCTGTAGCAAGCTCAATAATATCGTTGGTGGCAGAAGCGTCGGGCTTGAGCAGCGCTATTTCACGTTGCGCGTCGTTGACCCACAGCACCAGCTCGTCTGCGACCGGCCAACGAATTCCAGTGGTGTCTTGTAGGGTCGTCTGTACCCTGTCGATCACACTTTGTACTGTAACGGCCATCTTCTACCTCTCTAGGAGTTAAGCGCTTGTTCCCAAGCCTGTTCACGTTCTTCCGGTGGAACCGTTCTACCGGCTGCTTTGTTTACGACGGTCGCTTTTGGAGTGCCGTCTGATTTGAAGTTGTCGGGGTCGGCTGAATCGATCAGATCGTTCATGACACCGACTAATGCTTCCTCTTCATCCTGCGTGATTAATGGTTTATCGATCACGATTTCATGGGTGACTGCAGGCTCGTCTGCACGTCTTGCACCCATGGTTATAGCCTTCAGGCCTATTGCATCACCGAGGTCACGCTCGACCCCGGCTTGGAGCAACACCGCTGTACCGCCCATCGTTGTCACTCGTAAATCTTTGTCGGAAATCACTTTCATTACTTAATCCTTAAAGAAAAACCCCCTCCGAAGAGGGGGCGGTCAGTCTTACTGAGCAGTGTCGAGACAGATAACGCCGAAGTCTTCAACAGTGCCGTTGTGGTCGCTGTTGTACTTAGGCTTACGCAGACCGAAAATCTTGCCGATTGAGATACCAGCTTGGTTCTCGTAATCGAAAGTATCTTCTACGATCTCTGGGAGACCGATGTCAGCCATCGCAAGGGCTTGAGCACCACAGAACAGCGCGCGTGCACCAACTACGTCAGCGTCAGCACCCCACTGATAGCCAGCATCGCCAGCATTAGCGTTAGTACCAGTCGTAGCACCTTCGGTTGAGAAGACGTGGCGGAACTCATGGACCATCACACCATCAACCATCAGTGAAGCAGAGCCTGAGAACAGCTCGTTATTAGGACCACGAACGCCGGCGTTACGAACGTTAGTGAGGAAGTCGTTATCGAGCTTCAGGTTAGCCATCTGCTGCGGAGTGACGAACAGGTGGAATAGCTCCTGATTGCCTTGACCACGCATGCCACGGATGTAGTTGTCTTTGGCGTAAGCCTTCAACTCTACGATGTGGCGGTAGCCCAACTTGTCAGTAGCAGTTACAGCCGTGGTGTCTCCAGCAACGATGTCGTTGCCTGAGATGCGGCGGTGACGGTTAGCAGTAGGCGCAGACACGTCAGACGCATACTCCAGATCTACCAGCTCGTGACCAGTGCTTCCAGATGTGGGCCGCAAAGCACCGTTAGTCTTGTGGGTGTAAGCCACACCAGACAGGGTCAACAGCGCCAGCTGGTCCATACGGTCAGCCATAGCATACGCCAGCATGTCCCGAGAAGTCTCACGGAAGTTGACGACAGACTTCTGGTCGGCCAATCGGCCAGCGATTCGGTTCGCGAAACGCAGCTGATCAAGCTCAATGGTAATGTCGTAGCTTCTGAGAGCTTCTTCATTACCTTCCAGGGTGTTGTCACCAGTGATACCGTCTCCGGTCATGTCGGCGAGCAGGGTCAGTACAGCGCGGGTGCCCTTCTCAGACTTGGTGAGTTCAGTGACTCGCTGGACCATGGCGTTAGAGCCACTGCCTGCGAACTGGTTAATGAAAGATGCGTTGCGAGCAACACGCCAAAAATCGCGGCTCCATGCTGTTAACTGTTCAGTAGTCAGCGCCGCAAAATTAGTTAAAGCCATGATAGGCCTCCTTTTGCGATAAATACGACGGGCACACGCCCACTCATAGCCGACTTATGGAGCGGCTAATCCGTTTCCCCGTATCGTGAGGCGACGAACTAGCGCTGATTTACGAGGCGCGACCTCGGCAGCTTTTACGCCTATGCAGGCGAAAACCGTTTTTTACGTGTACGACACGGCCCTCTATCGTTTGGGCATACGAATGTTAACTATATATTAGCGTGGGTAATAACATAGCGCAAGACTTAACGGTATCTTGCGGTCTTCTTAGCCACCTTTTTGGGTTGCTTTGAAAACTGTTTCCCCGCTTTTGTATCTGCGCGTTTCTTACGTGACGTAGCGACATACTCTTTCTTGCTCAATGCGTCGCGTGCTTTTTTCGGTAAGTACCGCTCGCCGGTAGCCTTGCTACCCTGTGTGCTGTTCTTCCCGCTTTTAGTGCCCCACTTCTCCTTCGTCCACTTAGAGAGGGATTTCTGCGCTTTTG